CCGCGACGAAAAGATGCTGGCCGCGCAGACCGCCGGCGCCCAGCCGCAGATGGACCCGATGCAGCAGCAGCTCATGATGGTCAACGCGCAGCTCGAGATCGCCGAGAAGCAGCTGAAACTCGAGGAGACGCGCGCGAAGATCGCGAACCTCCAGAGTCAGACCGGGCTGAACGCCGCCAAGACGCAGTCCGAGCTGGCCGAGCCCCATCTCCGCGCGCAGGAGATCGCCCTCAAGGGCATCTACAACACGCCGGAGGAGCAGATGCAGGCGGAATTCGACCGCCGGATCGCGATCGGCGATCAGATGCTCGAGGCGGAGGACATCAAATCGAACGAGCGGATCGCCGCCATGCAGACGCAGGGCAACCTCGCGGCTGCGCGGATGGACGCCGAGGCGCAGGCGATCGCCGCGCTGGGCCCGGCAGTGGCCGCCCGCGCCGCGGGGCCCGCTCAACCGGCCCCGCCGGCGGCCTCTCCGGGCTGGTAACGGTCAACGGGGGTGGTGCGCGCTTCGCTCCCGCGCACCTTTGGACGGGTTAGAACCCCGTCACCCCACCTAACAGGAGCGAATCGGGAGCGAACCGATGGAAAAGCAGCTGGCGGACAAGGCCCTGCAGGAGTATTACGACGAAGTCGGCCTGATGTTCCGGTCGAAGGGGTGGCAATTCCTCCTCGAGGACCTCGACGAGCTGGAAAAGCCGCTCGCGGACATCATGAAGGTCACGAGCGAGGCCGATTTGCGGTACAAGCAGGGCCAGATCGACATCATCAACTGGCTGCGCAACAAGCGCGCCGCCACCGATCTCGCCTACGAGGGCCTTCTCGAGCAGGAGAGCGACTGATGGCCCGCGTATTCGACTTCCGATGCGTCGACGGGCACGTCAGCGAGGTCTTCGTGACCGATCACGAGACGCGAACGGTGGCCTGCCCGGTCTGCGGACACCCCGCGACGCGCCTCGTGGCGGCGCCGCGGGCGAAACTAGAGGGCATCACGGGCGCTTTCCCCGGCGCGGCGGACGCGTGGGAGCGAAAGCGCAACGAGCACATGGCGAAAGAGCAGCGCGTCATGCGCGACCACGGCACCTACCTGAACGGGCGCCCCTGCAACGACTGATTACCCGCCGTCCGGTCCTACGGGGCACCCGGAACGGCTCCACCAACGGCCCCTAGAGCGAGGACAAGCCAGCATGAGCAATTTCGCACCCGTCAGCAGCGGCGCGCAGGTACTTCCCGACGATGAAGTCGGCGCAATCGAAGGAATCGAGACGAACCACTACGTCGACGACGACGCGTCCGCGGGCGCCGGCGAACCGAAAGCCGAGCCGAAAGAGCCCGTCGAGGGCGATCTCCCCGAGCAATTCCGCGGGAAGTCCCTCAAGGACGTGATCGCGATGTACTCGGAGGCGCAGAAGGTGATCGGCCGGCAGGGCCAAGAGGTCGGCGAGCTGCGCCGGCTGGCCGACACGGCGATCCGCGCCTCGCTGGCGGCGAAGCAGGCCCCCGCGGAGGCCAAGCCGGCCCCGAAAGCCCTCGACGAGGCGGACATCTTCGCCCGTCCGAAGGAGGCGATCGACCAGCTGATTTCCGAGCACCCCGCCGTCAAGGCCGCGGAGAAGTCCAGCGCCGAGCTGGCCGCCGAGCGCATCCGAATCGGCCGCCTTACCGCGAAGAACGCGTTCGACAAGGCGCACCCGGACGCCGCCGACGTGCTGGCCGACGAGGGGTTCCGCGATTGGGTCGGCTCCTCGAAGGTCCGGCAGGCGCTCTTCAAGCGCGCGCACGTGGCGTTCGACTTCGACGCCGCGGACGAGCTGTTCGGCACGTGGAAGCAGCTGAAGACCGCCATGACGGCCGCCGCGGAGCCCGTCAAGCAGGCGAAGGAGGCCACCCGGAAGGAGCAACTGAGGGCCGCGCAGGTGCCGAGCGGCGCGGCCCCCACCGGGAACACCGGGGCGAAGAAAACCTACCGCCGGGCGGACATCCTCGCCCTGATGGAGAACGACCCGGAGCGCTACGAGGCTCTGTCGCACGAAATCCAGAAGGCGTACGAGGAGGGCCGGGTTCGCTGACCCGAGCGTTTCGGCGGGAACGTGCTATACTGATGATAGGGAGCCCGGAAACGGGCGCCCTACGACTACTTCAAGGGCGGACAGGGCTCGCGCAGCCTCCGCCGACACCGCGCCACCCCCACGCACTCCTGAGTGGGAAAGGTGAAAACCCAATGCCCGGCGCCGCCCGCAAGGACAACGGCCGAAGGTGAAAACAGGACAACACTTTTCCTAACCCGTAGTAAACTCAAGGAGTTACAAAATGGCTGGCGAGTTTAGCCCCACCAATTCGGTCATCAGCTCCGAGCTGGCGACCGCCGGTTTCGTTCCCGATCTTTGGATCGACGAAATCATGGCCGCGCACAAGAAGAACCTCGTGCTCGCGTCCCTCGTTCGCAAGGTCAACGTCAAAGGCAAGCGTGGCGACAGCGTCACCCTGCCGAAGCCCGTCCGCGGCTCCGCCTCGGCGAAGACGAGCGAGACCCAAGTCACGCTGATCCAAGAAACCGGCAACGCGCCGGTGGTCATCGCCCTGACCGGGCACTGGGAGTACAGCCGCCTGATCGAAGACATCGCCGAAGTGCACGCGCTCCCGTCGCTGCGCCGGTGGTACACCGACGACGCCGGCTACTCGCTGTCGAAGGCGAAGGACACGGCGCTCTTCAAGGCCGCGCAGACCCTCAACGGCGGCACCGTGTCGGAAGACTGGAACGGCGCCGTGATCGGTTCCGACGGCACGACCGCGTTCACCGACGCGTCGAGCAACGCCGCCGCGATCACCGACGCTGGCATCCGCCGGGTCATCCAGACCCTCGACGACAACGACATCCCGATGAACGATCGGTATCTCGTGATCCCGCCGGTTGGCCGCAAGACCCTCATGGGCCTCGCGCGCTTCTCGGAGCAAGCCTTCGTCGGTGACGGCAACGTCATCAAGAACGGCAAGCTGGGCAACGTCTACGGCGTGGCCGTCCACGTCTCGAGCAACTGCCCGAGCCCCGACACGTCGACGACCGTGAAGATCGGCCTGCTGGCCCACAAAGACGCGATCGTCCTCGCCGACGTCCTCGCGGCCCGCGTGCAGACGCAGTACCAGCAGCAGTACCTCGCGACCCTCCTCACGGCCGACACGATCTTCGGCTGCAAGGAAGCGTACGACCTCGGCGGCGTGCCGATCGCGATGCCGGGCTGATCCCCACAAGGGTAAGCTAGGGGGCGGTGCCTAACCGGGCACCGCCCCGCATCTGCAACCAAGAAAGGATCATCCATGAGCCGTCTCTCCTCCCCCGCCGGCCTCGCGAACGAGCCCGATACGCTCAACGAGCGTGTGGTTCGCTTCACGACCGCCGCGAACCGGAGCCTGACGCCCCAAGACCACGCGAATCGCGTGATCGTCATCTCGGCCGAATTCACGAACGCGGCGCAGACGATCACCCTCCCGCCGGCGAAGGGCACGGGCGACAAGTATTTAATCCTCAACAACGCTGTCCTGACGCAAGACCTCGTGATCGCCGCGCTCGGGACGGACGTGTTCTCGGGCTCCGCCTTCGTGCGCTCGGAAACCGCCGGCTCCACCGACGTGTTCCACACGACCGCGACCTCGGACAAGTACACGTTCGACAACACGACCACGGGTGGCCTCCGCGGCGACCGCGTGGAGCTGATCGACCTCGCCGCCGGGACGTGGCTGGTTCGCATCGAAGCGAACGGCTCGGGCACGCTGGCGACTGGCTTCTCGCAGACGTAATGCAATGCGCGTGATCGCCGGCGTGCTGGTCCGAGTCATCGGGCTCGGCATCGCCGGCGCTGTTTTGACGGGCCTCGTGCTTTGCGTTGCCCGGTCGCTGTTGCTGGAAATCACGGAGCGAAAACGTGACGACGACGGACATCGAAGTTAAGGCGAAGGACGTCTCTGTCTGCATCGGCTTCCCCTGCGGGGGCAGCATACCGGCGAAGACCGCGCGGTCTCTCGCCGCTACCACACGGGCTTGCGCGTCGCGCGGCATTCCGGTGGACATCGCGATGATCATCGGCTCCTCCGTCGTCACCGTGGCGCGCAACGCCACTGCAGACGCGTTCCTGCGCGGGTCGATGTCGAGGCTCTTCTGGATCGACAGCGACATCGAGTGGGAGCCCGCCGATTTCCTGAAGCTGCTCGCGTTCTCGACGAAGGTTGACGTGGCCTGCGCCGCGTACCCGGTCAAGAGCGAGGCGAAGCGCTTCATCATCCGGCACCCTGACCTTCAGAATTACGAGATCAACCCGCTCGGGCTCGTGAAGATCGAAGGCGCCGGGCTAGGCTTCACGGTGATGACGCGCGACGCGGTCGCTTCCGTGGCGCGCACCAAAGAGACCGTGTGGGACGAGCTGGCCGGGCGCGAAATGGCCGAGCTGTTCCGTCTGGATACCCGCGTCGACCCGGCCACCGGGCGGCGCAACGTGCGCGGCGAGGACATGGCCCTCTTCGCCGACTTGCGCGAGGCCGGGTACGACATCTGGCTCGACCCGACGATCAGCTTGGGCCACATCGGGCTGCACTCCTACCGTGGCGACGTCGTCGCGTCCCTCGGCCTCGATCACGTCTACAGGAAGGACTAGCAATGGGCAAGCTCTACATCACCGAGTTTCGCGACTACGACGCGCAATCCGCGCGCGCACCTGCCGCGGCGGAACAAGTTGTCACCTACACCACGACCACGCAGTCGGCCGCCTTCGGCGCTGACACGCGTCTTGTGCGCATCCACACGGACTCGATTTGCTCGATCGCCTTCGGCTTGAATCCTACCGCGACGACGAGCACCGCGCGACTGGCCGCGGGGCAGACGGAGTATTTCGCCGTCGAGCCCGGCATGAAGGTCGCAGCGGTCAGCAACACATAACGAACGGGGAGCGACATGCGTTTCATCGTGACGAAAGATTTCTACTCGGACGAATTCAGAAGCCAGTACATCGCCGGCCTGAAGTACACGGTTCGCGAAGGCAACGATAAACTGGCCGCCGCGCTGGAGAAGTGGGTGGTGGAAGGCAAGGCGGAAGTTATCGGCGACACGCACACCAGCGCGGCTAACGACGCTGGCGCAGCAGCCGCGAACGTAAGAGGGGTCGGCACGGTGAGTGACAACCCGGTGCCGGTCGAAACGAAACCGACGGAGGAGCGCCCGTCGCTACTGCGGAGGATGTTCCAATGGCTGTAACTCACCCGACAGCGGTTCGCACCGCGGTCTGCGATTTCATCGTCGATCAGATCGACGAAGGTGCCGGTGCCGGCCTGCTCGTGTTCCAGACGTCCGGCGACGTCGAGGTTGCTACGCTCACGTTCTCGGACCCGGCATTCGGCGCCGCATCCGCAGGCACGGCGACCGCGAGCGCGATCACGCAGGACTCGAGCGCCACAGGCGGCACGATCGCCAAGGCACGGCTGCAGTCAAGCGCGTCGACCGACAAGATCATCTGCTCCGTGACCGCGACAGGCGGCGGCGGCGACATCGAGCTGAATAGCGTGTCGGTGTCGGCCGGGCAGGCTGTCAGCGTATCCGCGCTCTCGTACAGCGCGATGCCGTGAGGCTGTCGGACCTGATACTTGACCTCGGCGACGCGTACGATAGGCTAGGCGACGTGTTTGTATCAGAGGCCAACATCGTACTCGCGAGCGACGACAACTCCGAATTCAAAGGCGGCATCCTGATGGAAGCCCCGCTCATCGACTACATCAACAAGGCTCCGCACCATGCTGACCCCCGCACAACTCCAAACCCTAAAGGCAGCGATCCTCGCTGAGACCGACGCAGCCTTCGTGGCGCTTCGCAACGAGGGTGCCACCGGCCTGATGGCCGAGTGGTTCAACAAGCCCTCCACGTTCACGGCATGGCGCACCAGCGTCCCGCAGGACGAGATCATGCAGAACGGTTTTGACTGGGTGCAGGTGGACAACCTGAGCGCAGGCAAGGCCCGCATTTGGGAGTGGCTCTTCCAGAACCAAATGCGCGTCATCAACCCGAGCAAGTCCAACGTCCGCGCCGGTATTGCCGAGTGCTGGAAAGGCACAGCCGCGATGATCGCGGTGCGTGACGCGGTGCTCGTGCGTTGCAAGCGATTCGCCACCCGCGGCGAGCGCGTGTTCGCCACCGGCACCGGCACCGATGCCGACCCCGGCTCGCTCGTGGTCGAGGGCTACATCAGCGACTACGACGTGGTGCAGGCGCTCTCCGCCTAATAGGTGACATATGGGAACGCTCAAGTCCAGCCAAGAGACCGCACGCACGCAGATCAGCGGTGCGGCGGCAGCCATCAACTCGCTCGCCTCGGCGACCTATGTCGCTATCGGCACGATCACACACACCACGAACGACCCGCTCGGTGCGAAGCTCGAAATCAAGGTGACGCCGGGTACGGTGTCTAGCAACAAGCAGGTGGTCGTGTTCGCACAGGCGTCGCTCGACGGCACCAACTTTGAGAGCGGCCCGACCAGCGGCACCACTACGACCGACGAGCCGAATCTGCGACTCGTGGGCGTCATTCCCTGCAACACCAACAGCACGGCGCAGACGCGCATCTTCGACCTAGCGGCTGCGTACCCGGAGGGGGCGCTCCCCTACGCCACGAAGATCATCCTCAAGAACGAGACCGGCGCAGCAATCGCGTCCTCGGGCAATGATGCGTGGTACTCGGAGTCGTGGGGCGTGACGGCGTAACCGGGAGCAGATCGTGTCCGCGATCATTCTCCCGTCGCGACGGCTCATCGCTCCGAATCAGCCGGTTGCACTTCGCACGGACGGGATCGCACGCGGGCTTGTCGGGGAGTTCTCCCTACGAGGCGGTGTTCCGAGATTAAACCGCGTAGCGCCTACTACGAACACCGCATCCGCCGGCGCCGGTCACAGCGGCATTGGTGCGCGGTATTCCGGCGGGCAGACAACGCTGTTTCCATACACCGCCATGCCGCCGCTCACCGGCGGGTATTCCGCGGCGTTCCTGTTCAGCCTTAAGACGCTCTCGAACTACTCGGGATTGTTTTCGTGGCAGCCCGGCACGACGCTTTCCGGTATAGAGATTCGCCTCGGGATCGGCCCCACCGACTCCAAGTTGTGGCTTCGGCACGGCAACAATGCAACCGGGTATCGCTACTACGAATGCGCCTCCGGTACGTTCGCCGCGAACAGCCCGCTAGTCACGCTGGTCATAGCGTCCGGCTCGTTGGTACAAGATGTCCCGACCGTCGTCGTCAACGGTCGCGAGCGTTCGGTAACGAGTACCGGGACCGCGACGGGTGATATCGAGATTGCCGGCACGCCGTCCGTGTGCTTCGGCTCCCGCACGGAAGGCACGACGTTTCTGGACGGCATGATCTATCACGCCGCGTTCTGGAACCGGCGCATTTCGGCCGCGGAAGCTCTCGAATGGTCGCAGTACCCGTGGTCGCTGTATCAGCCGATCCGCAGGCGCGTATGGGTGACTGTCGGAGCGTCGTCGATCACCGGAACCGGAACGCTGGCGGCGCAAGCAGCTACGCTATCCGGCACCGGCACCGGGTATTCGACCGGAACAGGAACGCTCGCGGCGCAGGCTGCTGCGCTTTCCGGCAGCGGCAGCGTAGGCGGCATCATCGGAACCGGCGCGCTTGTGTCGCAGTACGCAGCACTTGCCGGAGTCGGAAACGTGTCGTGGCAAGCTACCGGCGCGCTCGCCGCGGCGGCCGCAACACTCTCGGCTACAGGCGCGAGCAGCTCCACCGGAACCGGCACGCTTACAGCAGGAAGCAGTGACGTTACGGTGAACGGACTGGTGTCGTGGGACGCAACTGGCACTCTCGTTGCGCAAGCCGCGGACGTCACCGCAAGCGGAACGTCATCGTCAACTGGAACAGGCGCGCTGTCGTCGCAGGCCGCGACGGCGAGCGGAGCCGGAACGAGCGGTTCTACCGGGACCGGAGCCCTGCAAGCGCAGTCGGCGTCGATCTTCGGTATCGGGTTCGTCGGCATACTCGAGGCACTTGTCGACGCCTTCGTCGGATTCCTGCGCGGTATTGGCAGGCTTGGCAGATAAAACAGGAGCGGACCATGAGCGACACGCAACAAAGCAAATTCTACTTCAAGTGCACGGCGAACCCCAACGCCCCAGTGCTCGTGCTGGACACGTACTGGGAAGCCGAGGAGATGCGCACGCACCCCGACTATGTGCGCGTCGACGAGCACGGCGACCTCGTTATCGACGCCGAGCGCGACAACGCGCCGCACCGCTTTCCGCTGGTGGCCGACGCGAAGCCTGCAGCCGCCACACCAAAGCGCGCGAAGCTCGGGCTGCCGAAGAAATAACACCGCGCTGCCGACGGCAGCAAAGGGGAAGACGAAATTACGACCTATGGTGTGGATCGAGGTTCAGGTGCAAGCGGCAGCGGCAGCTCGTCGACCGTGCTGCTCGCGGACGGCTCCGTTCCGCTTACCGACCACTGGCTCTCGGGGTCGCAGTATTACATCAGCGCCGCGGGCTTCGACTTCCCGCAGGTTGCGGCGAACCCGGGCGACGCGAACACCCTCTACTGCGACAACGGCACGAACTACGAGGCCGGCACGCTGGTGTGGGGTGACAAACTCGTCGTGCTTGGCGAGGTCAGCTTCGGCGCGCCCGGCTTCGAGCAAGGCAGTGTCACGGTCAACGGCGCGACGTTCGATGCGAACGTCAAGATCAACGAGTACGGCGGTACGTTCGACGCCTCGCTGATCCTGCACCGTCACAGCACGACCGACGCGATCGCAGGCGCTATCCTCTTCGCCAAGGCGTCCACCGGCGACGCGACGCACGCCGTGGTGTCGAACGGCGAGACGCTCGGCGCGATCTCTGCGGCCGGTCACGACGGCACCGACTACGCGCTCGGCGCGACCGTCAGCTTCGTGGTGAACGGCGCGCCAGGCAACAACGACATGCCGACCGACATCGTGTTCGCGGTGTCGCCGGACGGCGCGCAGACGCCGGCCGAGCGCTTCCGCGTCATCGCGGGCACGGGCGCGAAGGTCACGGGCGCGCTCGAAGTGACCGGCGCCGCGAGCATCGGCAGCATTTCCTCCCTCGGCATCATCGACGCCAAGGGCGACCTCCTCGTGGGCACCGCCGACAACACGGTGGCGCGTCAGGCGGTCGGCTCGGACGGCCAGCAGATCATCGCCGATTCCGCGCAGACCAACGGCATCGCCTACGCGTCGCAGCAGATCGGGAAGAACGCGGTCATCAACGCCGCGTTCGACATCTGGCAGCGCGGCACGAGCTTCGCAGCGATTGCGAATGCAACCTACCACGCGGACAGGTGGCTGTGGGTGAACACCACCGCCGGTGTCGTCACCATCTCGCGCGACACCGACGTTCCGACGGTCGCCAACGCGGGCGTGCTGTTCAATTACTCGCTGAAGGTCGCCGTGACGACCGCGGACGCGTCGGTCGCTGCCGGAGACGTGGCGGCGATCACCCAGCGCATCGAGGGCTTCGTGTGGCGCAATTTCGCGCAGCGCGCTCTCGTGCTCTCGTTTTGGGTGAAGTCGTCCGAGACGGGAACGCACTGCGTCTCCATCCGAAACAGCGGAGGGGACCGTTCCTACGTCGGCACCTACACGGTGAACGCGGCGAACACTTGGGAGAAGAAGACCGTCACGTTCAGCGCCTCGCCCTCGGCCGGGACGTGGGGCTACACGACGGGCATCGGCGCAACGCTGGATTTCTGCCTGATTGCCGGCTCGACGTTCCAGACCACCGCTGGCGCGTGGCAGACGGGGAACTACCTCGGCACGTCCGCGCAGGCGAACGTACTCGACACCATCGGGAACGCGTTCCTGATCGCCGGAGTGCAGCTCGAAGTCGGCAGCGTCGCGACGGACTTCGAGGTTCGGCCGTATCCTGTCGAGCTAGGCATGTGCCAACGCTACTACCAAGTGGGCAACGCGCAGCCCTCGATTTGGTGTGGGGATGTGACCAACGCCGCCTTCTACTACCACGGCGTCCGATTCGGCGTTCCGATGCGCATCACGCCGACCACGCTCGCCGCCACCATTACCTCGGTGTCCGGGTTTCCCTCTACGAACCCCGCTGTTGGGGCAGGCAACGTGGACGGCTTCTACGTTAGCTGCCAAGCCAACGGCACCCAAGCGGGAGGTTACTACTTCTATACGTGGGTCGCCTCCGCAGAACTGTAAGGACAACGCATGGCCTCCACCACCTACCTGCAAGTCGTCAACAAGGTGCTGACCCGCCTGCGCGAGAGCACGGTCGCCTCCGTCACGGAGAATTCGTACAGCACGCTGATCGGCTCGATCGTCAACAAGGTGAAGACGGAGATCGAGGACGCGTGGCGCTGGCACGCTCTGCGCGACACGTACAGCGTCGACACGGTGGCCGGAACGGCGTCCTACGTCCTCACGGACTCCGGGCCCGACGCGGTGATCCTCGACGCGTGGAACAGCTCGCAGCAGTCGCAGATGTCGCCGGGCACCGTGGCGAGATTCAACGAGCGGTACTTCGGCGTCACGACCCCCGAGACGGGCAACCCGCGCGAGTACGTGATCGGCGGCCTCGACGCAAACTACGACCTCTCGATCGACGTGTGGCCGAAGCCGACCGGCGTCGACACGCTGAAATTCAACCTGTACAAGCCGCAGGCCGAGCTGTCGAACGGGACCGACGTTCCGCTGGTGCCGATCGCGGTGCTGGTCGAAGGCGCGGTGACGCGCGCGATGGCCGAGCGCGGCGATGACGGCGGCGTGCAGACGCAGCAGCAGGAGGCGCTCTACCGCGACCTGCTCGCGTCCGCGATCGCGCGCGACGCCGGCCGCGACGAATCGGAATTGATTTGGGTGCCGGTGTAAATCATGGGTCAGATTCGCGGCTCAAACTTCCTCCTTCCGGGCACGTACGGCCTCAACACGACCGACGACATTGCCGCGGATCAGGCGCTGCGCTACGCGGCGACCTGCTCGAATGGCGTCGTCGACGCCTCGGGGAAGCTCGTGTCGCGCGAGGACTTCGTGAATCAGACCACCGGCTTCTCGGGCACGGTCGACACGGTGTACACGCACCGGCTGAATGACGGCACGGAGGCGATCCTCTCCGCCGCGATCGGC